GTGCCCGCGCTGCAGGCGCAGATCACCGAGCTGACGACCTCGCTCAACGCGCTCCAGGACGGGGCGAAGAAGTCGGCATCCGAGACCTTCGTCGACGGCCAGATCAAGGCGCGCCGGATGGGGCTGAACCAGGGCAACCGCGACGCCTTCATCGCGATGCACATGGAAAACCCGGACCGCACCTCGAAGCTGATCGATAGCTTCGCGATCATGGGCCCGTCCGGCACGGCCGTGACGCCGCCCTCGGGCAAGGACGGCAAGATCGCGCTGCAGTCCGAGGAGGCCCGCATCGCCGAGATGATCGGCGTCACGGCCGAGGAGTTCACCGCGCAGCTCGAGGTCGAGCGCGCCCAGCAGGAGGCCGCGCAATGACCGCCCTTTCCACCGACCGCAACACCCCGCAGCGCGCGGGCGACGTCGACGACGGCCCGGTGGCCGCGTCGCAGATGATCTATGCCGGAGCCATCGTCATGCGCGATGCGGACGGCCTGCTGGTCAAGGGCGCGACCGCGACCGGGCTTGTCGGTGTCGGTCGTGCCGAGCATCGCATCGACAACTCGGCGGGTGCGGACGGCGCCGCGACGCTGCGCGTACGGCCCGGCGTGTTTCCCTACGCCAATTCGGGCGGCGCCGACGAGATCGCCGCGGCCGACATCGGCAAGGCCTGCTGGGTCGTGGACGACCAGACCGTCGCCGCGACCAACGGCTCGGGCGCCCGCTCCAAGGCCGGGATCGTCACCCGCGTCGACGATGCCGGCGTCTGGGTCCGGTTCGACGAAGCCCTGACCCGTATCGCATCCTGAAAGGACTGAGCCGATGATCATCACCTCCACCGCGCTGACCGCTCTGCGGACTGGCTTCAGCGCCGCCTTCAAGAAGGGTCTCGACCAGGGCGAGAGCGACTTCAAGCGTATCGCCTTCACCGTGCCCTCATCGACCCGCGAGACGACCTACGGTTGGCTTGGCAAGTTCCCTAACCTGCGCGAGTGGATCGGTGCGCGGGTCATCCAGAACCTGACCGAGCACGGCTACACGATCGTCAACAAGGACTACGAGCAGACCGTCGGCGTCGACCGCAACGACATCAAGGACGACAACCTCGGCATCTACGGTCCGATGTTCGAGGAGATGGGGATGTCGGTCGCGGCGCTGCCCGACCAGCTCGTCTTCGGCGCGCTGGCGGGCGGTTTCGACCGGGTCTGCTACGACGGCCAGAACTTCTTCGATACCGACCACCCGGTCATCGACGAGAGCGGCGCCGTCGTGTCGGTCTCCAATATGGCGGCCGGATCGTCCACGCCCTGGTTCCTGCTCGACGTGAGCCGACCGGTGCGGCCGATCATCTACCAGGAGCGGGAGAAGTTCGCCTTCGTCGCGCGCGACAACCCCACCGACGACAACGTCTTCTTCAGCAAGCAGTTCGTCTACGGCACCGACGGCCGCTGCAACGTGGGCTACGGGTTCTGGCAGATGGCGTTCGGGAGCAAGCAGCCGTTGACGGCCGCAAACTACGCCTCGGCGCGCGCCGCGCTGCGCGGGATGAAGGGCGACCACGGACGCCCCCTGGGCCTCGGTCGCAAGCTCCTGCTTGTCGTTCCCACCGGGCTCGAGGGCGCGGCGCTCGAGATCCTCAATGCCGAGCGCGACGCCGCCGGTGCCACCAACGTCTGGAAGGGGACGGCAGACATGCTCGTCACCGACTGGCTGAACTGAGGGACATGACCATGGCCAAGAACACCCCCACCGCCAACGCGAAGACCGATACCGCGAAGGACGCCCCCAAGGTGACCGCCGCGACCGATCCCGCCCCCGTGTCCGAGCCGATCCCCGCCGCCGATCCGGCGCTGGCCGAGACAGGGGCAGTCCTCGTGCCCGCCGAACCGGTCGGTGCCGGTGTGGCGGAAGCCGATGCGTCGATGGCCACCCCGGCCGCCGCCGCCATTGCCGCCGCTACGTCGGGCGCCGTCACCGGTCCGCACGTCACCGTGGTCGGTCCCGAACGGGGGCGCCGCCGGATCGGCCGGGCCTTCGGTCGCGAGCCGATCCGCATCCCCCTTTCGGAGCTGAGCCAGGCAGAGATCGCCGAGCTCGAGCGCGATCCCGCCCTGGCGGTTTCCGTCATCCGGGGCTGACCGCCCTCTGAGATGCCGAGATGCGCCCGCCGTCGATCCCCCGCGCCGCCACAACCCTAGAGGCGCGGGGAGGAGGCGGGCCGGTAGGCCGCCGGGGGCGCGCCCGGATGCAACGGAGGACGGAGACCGTGACAGCCGGGAAAGACCGGCACCCAAGCTCCGTTGAAGGGGCCTTCAATCAGGGTTGAACGCATGACCTACGCCACCCTCGACGACCTGACGACGCGGTACGGCGCGCAGATGCTGACCCGCATTACCGATCGCGACGGCACGACGCCGGACGCGATCGACGCGGGCGTGGTGGCCAAAGCCCTGGGCGACACCGACGCGATGATCGACGGCTACCTCGCCGCGCGGTACCGCCTGCCGACGACGGTGGTGCCGCCCGCGATCGCCGACCTCGCGCTGACCATCGCCATCTACAAGCTGCACACGTTCTCTCCCGATCCCAAGATCGAGGCGGACTATAAGGCGGCGGTCAAATCGCTCGAGAAGATCGCAGATGGAGTGATCCGCCTGCCCATCGCGGGTCGGGAAAGCCCCGGCACCGGCGCCAGCGGTGCGCGGATCACCGACCGCGACCGGCCGCTAACGGCCAAGAACATGACCGGGTTCATCTGATGTCCGACACGTCGCTCACCGCCGCCGTGATCGCGCGCCTGGACGCCGAGGTCGCCGACCTTCGCAGCGTCGAGGGCGCCGCCGCGTTTGCCACGATCGTCGAGCGCCGCGCCTGGCCGCAGGTCACGCCCGCCGCCTACGTCGTGCCCGAGGGCCTGCGCGGCCTCGCGCCGAGTGCGGGGGCCGGGGCGTTCGTCCAGCCGACGCAGGAGAGCGTGTCCGTCCTGCTCGTCGTGCGACCCCACGACCGCGTTGGCGCCGCCGGGATCGAGCCGATCGAGGCGCTCAAACGCGCCGTGCTGCGGGCTGTCGCCGGATGGGGCCCGCAGGACGCGATGGGGCAGTTCCGCCTGACCCGTGGGGCCACGCGCGACATTTCGGGCGGGGCCATCGTCTACCAGATCGAGTTCGCGATCGACGACCAGCTGAGGATCATCACATGACCGACCGCAAGACGCCACCCGCCCTGCCCGGATCGGGCGGCTCCTATACCCGCCAGTCGGGCGGCAAGCTCAGGCGCACCGACGGTACCGCCGCCGCACCCGGTCGCGGCGCCGATGCGACACCCCCGGCCGAGGCCGCACCCGCCGCGGGACATCCCGCCAGCGGCGAAAAGGAGGACTGACCCATGCACGAACCGATCAAGTGGCGCTCGAAGATCCTGCTGTTCAAGATCGAGGACACCTACGGCGCCGAGAGCGCCCCCGATGCCGCGACCAACGGCGTGCTCGCCACCGAGGTGACCTTCACCCCGATGGAGGGGTCGGATGTCAGCCGCAACCTCGAACGGCCCTATCTCGGCGCGCAGTCGACGATCCCGGCCGAACTGCACGCCAAGCTGTCGTGCAAGGTCGAGCTCGCACCGTCCGGCACTGCCGGGACCGCACCCGCCTGGGGGCCGCTGCTGCGGGCCTGCGCCGTGGCGGAGGTCGTGGATACCGGCACGTCAGTCACCTACAATCCGGTCAGCGACGGACACGAGAGTGCGACGATCTGGCTCTGGATCGGCGACACCCGCTACGTGACCTTCGGCGTGCGCGGCAACGTGAAGTTTGACGTCACCGCGCAAGGCATCCCCTACCTGATGTTCGAGTTCACGGGTCTCTTCAAGGTTCCGGCCGAGCAGATCCGCGTCACGCCGACGCTGACCGCGTTCCAGGAACCGCAGATCGTCTCGGACGCGAACACGCCGACCTTCACTATGGACGGCACCGCGTTCGTGATGCGGTCGTGCATGTTCGACCTCGGCAACCAGATCGGGCCGCGGTTCCTGGTCGGGTCCGAGGGTATCCGGATCACCGACAAGGCAGAGGCGATCGAGATGCAGCTCGAGGCCGTGCCGCTGACCACGTTCGATCCGTTCACGCTCGCCGCCGAGCAGTCGGCGGTGCCGATGATCCTGACGCACGGGACC